ACCTCTCCTGGGAATCGAGAGCTTTGAGAACTCCGTCATAATCGAGGTTCTCCCGTGGTACGAAGTAATTGAAGCCGCCCTGGTCCGGGTAAAAATCCTCTCCGGCTCTGATCGAAAGCGCCTTGCCCTTCTTGCTAACGGAGTCCACGACCCCCAGATAATAGATCTGCTTTGTGACATCCACCAGTTCGGTCTTTCCTTCCGGGCTTGCCTTGAACTCCCGGACGATTCTGAAAGCTGCCACGTCTCCGACCCTCGATTTCGCGCCGGTTCGCCTGGGTTTCATCAGTTCACCTCCTGTCCTCAATAGTCTGTCGATTCAAATCGTAGTCAAGAACCACCGAGCCGGTCGAGCCGTTTCTTTGTTTCGCCACAATCACATCTAGTTTCTTCTCGTCCTTGCTCACGTTCTCGTCGGCTGGCTTGCTGGCCGCCTGCCTTGCCAGCTCCTTCTTCATTCCGTAGTACCAGGGACGATAGAGGAACATCACGAGATCCGCGTCTTGCTCGATGTTCCCGGACTCTCGAAGGTTCGCAAGCGACGGCATTGCGGCTTCGTTCTTTTCCGTCTCCCGGTTCAATTGAGCCCCGGTGATGATCGGGACATTCAGCTCCATCGCCACGCGTTTCAGAGCCCTGGTAATTTCTCCTATCTCCTGATCTCTATTCTTCCCTTTCCCCGCCATGAGTTGCAGGTAATCAATCACAAAGACCTCTATCCCTTTCGTGACACGAAGGTTCTTGATCGTTGAAACAACTTCCTGAAGATCGTTCCTTCCAGAGTCCACAATGAACAGGGGCAGGGAAATGACATCGGAGAAGGCTTTCTGGAGTCTCGCCCTCTCGCTTGAATGGTAGTCGTCTCCAAAAAACTTAACGTTCTTGGAGAGTGAAAACTCGAAGTACCTCTCACACATCCTCAGCAAAAGCTCCATCGCTTTCATCTCAATCGAGATTAGGCAGACCCTTCTTTCTTTTTGAGCCCATTTCAAAGCAGCATTCATCATAAAAGCGGATTTCCCCATTGAGGGCCTTCCTGCCACCACAACAAGTTCTCCTCCCCATAGTCCGTTCGCCAGCTCTTCGACATTCAACCAGGGCCAGTCGAGAGCCTTCCTCTTTCCGGACCAGACGAGTTCAAGAATGTCCCACGTGTCGTGAGCGATCTTCTTCAAGTCTTTCGCCTCGTTCTGGGTGATTAACTTCTCCTGGAATGCCCATGCTTCGTCGAGAGCATCCTGAACGCTTATATTTCTTGCAACAAGTCTCTTGGCTATATCCGTGAGCTGATTCCCTAGCTTGACCCTCAAGGATTCGTGGTAATAGTCCCTAATTATCCTCGCGGCCATCTCTTCGTTGAAGACCCCGTAGTCCATCCACTTGAAGTCTTTGATAGAGGTTTCCCGGGCGATGTGCATCAACATCTCTTCAGCCGAAGCGTCTATGTGTTTGTTAATGCAATTGAAGATCTCTCGAGCTTCCTGGCCGATCAATCCCCTGGGGTCGATCAGAGAGATCGTGTAGCGGACCTCGGGGCAGTATATAAGTGAAGCAAGTATGGTTGCGTCGTCAATGTGCATCCATTATCACCCTCTCGAATTCTCGGGCCGCCTTTGCGGCTTCAGTTTTTTGAACTGCGCTCAAGTATTGCTGATACTGTGCCCTCTTCTCGAAAGCCTGTTCGTTATCCATAAAGAAGCTGTTCAGGTAAGCGATGGGGCTTTTGACCTTCGACAAATCCGTAGTCTTGATAAGCCAGAGAAGAAACGGATAATCTGAAGTATCTCTTTGAGCTATGATGACAGGAACAATTCTGTCGGGTTCTTTGACTTGATCGCGCAAGGCTTTGTCGATTAGTTTGATGTAGTTTGGTTTTGCGTCATTTTGTGGATCGTTTTTTGGAGGAGCGTGCTCTTTAAGATCTTGTCTTAAGATCTTAAGTCTTAGAGGCCCTTCAGATTCGCTTGAATTGTCGGGTTTTGGAAGGCGATCACTTTGATCATCACTTTGATTACCACTTTGATTCTGACTTTGATTATCAAAGTGATTAGATTCATTACTTTGATTATCAAAGTGATTATCGGTTTGATCATCCAATTTATTTTCTTCTGGAAACCAGAAAGAAGAAGTCTTGCTCGTCTTGTAATAGGTGATCATGTTTCGAGACTTGAGATCGCTTATCGCACGCCCGAGAGTATCCGATGATATTCCTAGCGTCTTCTGAAGGTAGTTCCAGGAGACCACTATTGGACTCTTCCAAAAGGCTTTATTTGCTTCGTGAATCAACCGAAAGTACAAATAGAATGCGCCTTTATTGAAAGCTGCCCTTTCGTGTTCCCTCCAGAATCTTCCCTCAAGATCCCATATGTTCATGTGCTCACCTCACAGACCGAGTTCGTCCAGCAGTTCCTTAAGGTCCTTTTGAACGTTGTTGGAGGTCGCGTAGATAATCTTCTTCCTCTCTTCGTAGATCTCCCACTTCGTTCGCGGTGCTGGCCCTTTCGTTCCTGAGTTCGCTTTTATCGTTCGCAGATCTCTCGTTTTTGTTCTATCCATGTCATCACTTCCTTAAAACCGCTCCCGATTTCTCGGGAGCGGAATGAAACTGGTTACTTTTCAAGAGGCTTGCTTCCTGTGAGGGAGCCTTTCTGATTTTCGAAGGCGGCGATCTTCAAGGGTTCGCTGGCCGCTTCAGCCCCTTCAGACTCCGCCTCTTCCTCGATAGGAAAGGAAGAAACCTCTTCAACTTCTACATCGATCCAGTCCGTTTCATCCGGGACCTCCGACATATCTTCCTTGACCTCGCTCTTGGTAGTCTCGTCGAGTTCGAGCTTCCTCATCAGTTCGGGAGAGAGCGGCGCGTACTTGGAAAGTCTCTTGAGAGCGGTCTTGACCCACATCTCGTCTTCCCATTCGACCCAGGGGCCGTCGTTTGGGGTCTTGGACTTGGAGCGGATCTTCTTGACAACATCGGGAGGGAGGACAACATACATATGGCCGCCATCCTTAAAATGGGCGATGGCATAGACGCAGATTCTCTTGCCCCTGTCTCCGGAGAAGTTAGGGATGTGCCTCAGCTTCTCGTCGATCCCGTACTCGAATTCGAACAGGTCGTTCTCATACACAACGTTGGAGGTCACGGAAATGACTTCTCCCGAGCGGTACATGAGATTGACGAACCCTTTCGCGGCTATCTGGAACTGGGCGGTCGTGATTCCAGTCTTCTTGCTCGTGTAAGGGATGATGTGGCAGAAACCGAGTGGACCGGGTTCGAGCCCGACTTGAGCTGCCATCATGAGGGCTCCGAGGAATGAAGCCTGTGTACATTCAAGAAGTTTCGGGGTCCTTCTCACCTCAGTGAACGCGATCCTCGCGAACCTCTCCGCATCCATGTGCTTTGGAAGAGCCTTTTCTATCTCAGGTTGCATCCTCTTGAGAAGATCCTGGAGTGTCTTGTACTTATCGGGCCTTCCTGTCATTACCTGTTCCTGTTTCGCCTTAACGATTCCCTTTGCCTCAGATGGTTTCAATTGGTTCTACCTCCTTTATGTTGAATCTCCTTGAAACGATCTCCTTTGAGAACTCCTCGTAAACATCAGGTCGAGCCTTCTTAAGAGCTGTTGTGTCAAACCTTTTGGATGTCGAAGAGGGCCATGCGACACAAAGGTTTCCTAGATAGCCTTTCTCGTTCTCGCCGAGCAAAGCCTTAATCTGGTTCTCCCTTTCGTCCTTCTGGAGTTCCAGTTCCTTGATCTCCGCTTTGAGCCTTATCCAGTCGAGCATTGTGTCTCTGGTATCTTCAGGTAGCTGTATCGAAGAATCGGGAATGGATTCGGGATAGAGAATTTTCAGAACATCTTTCGAGTCCTCCGATTCGTCCATCGGGGGAGGATTCCTTTCTTCTACCCTCTTCCAGAAGTCGGCCTCGAGAGCGATCAGGCTGTTGATGAATTCCTCGTCTCTCGCGAATTCCTTCCAGATGAACTTGTTGCCTCCGACCAGAGCCGCGATCACTCCCCATTCGTAGCCGGTTACCGCCAGATAGTGCATGAGCTGGCAGTAGGCTTCAGGGGGAACTTCATCGTCTTTCCACTCATCCTTGCGGTATTCGGACACGTTCTTGCATTCAAGGACTCCGGGGCCTTTCGAGTCATCATTCGGGTAGATAACCCTGTCGAGGTTCGCGATCATCCATTCGTGGTCGGGATGGATAAGGATGAAGTTCCTGCGTTCCACGTAGTCGCCGGTCCTTTCTGAGTATTCCTTCGCGATCAGGTCCTCCATCTTCGAGCCCCAGTACATGGCTTCGTTCTGTTCGTTGTCCTTGAATTCTCCGATTTTCTCCAGGTACACGCGTATCGGAGCTTTCCACTTGTTGAGCCCTGCGATTGCTGATGCGTCAGATCCACCGATCCCTTTCCTGCGCTGTTCTTTCCACTCTTCGTAGGACATCTTTCGTGTCGAAATATTCATTCGTTCACGCTCCTTGTGCTATACTTTTGTTGAAATCTCGTGTAACCCCAGGCCGCTGTCGTGAGCGGCCCTTTTCACACATATTGTCTGGAAAGCTCGAAGAGTTCGGATTCGAGGTCCTCAAGCTCGGTCCCTTTCTCGTCAATCAAGTTCTGATAGCGCATCCTCTCGGTGAAGCTCCTGCAAGCCTTCTGTCTCTCGATCAGGTCCTCGACCTCATCTCTGAGATCGGCTATGCGCCTCTGGATCGACATTCATCTCACCTCCTAGAAAAGGAATCCCCAGCGGAGGATTCTCTGGCCGTACTGAACCTTCTTTTCGAGATCCTTCCTGTTGATCTTGATCTTCATGCGTTCACCTCCTCCACGAGAAAGTCTCTTGCCCATCCCTCGCGGTCGATCTTGAAGAATTCCAACCTGTAACTCTTCCTCCTCGTCCTCGCCACAACCGAATCGCTTTCCGGGATGGAATAGAACCTCTGCTGGTTGTAGAAGCGAGTAACGGTTGGCAACTTCCTGCCCTCAGCGTTTATGAAAGCTATTTCCCCCTTCAATCCCTTGCTTCTGAGGTCTGCTTCCGATACCAGAAGCAACCTCTTCAGTCCCAGCTCCATCTTGAATACCATGCATCTCCCTCCATCTCTTGAGGATCATTTCGGCTATTCTGTCTAGTGCTTCCGGCGAGAGTTCCATTTCTTCCTCCTTTTGAAGAGCTTCGAACCGACCTCGAAGATATCCAGGACAGTCTTCACACCCTCGCTCTTCTTTCCCATTCGCTCGCCTCCCAGAACATCAGTTGACGCTTTGGAACTCTGGCTCTCACAAGGTCGTATTCCTT